CTTCTAAGACCTGTCGCGGCGCCTCCCACGAACGGGCCTCCACGCTCGTCTGCGTGTAGGCCGGCGTGACTACGGCCGAGACGTCGTAGAGTTCGTCGATTTTTTTGATAGTGCGCAGCCGCGTGCCGTCGGCCTTGCGCGTATACTCCACCGAGCCGGGAGAGTAGCAGGCAAAGCAGAACGATGACCCCCTGACGTTGCCCAGACGGATATGCTCGAAGAGGTCGCGGGCGTAGCTGACGTTCGGCACCTCCGCCTCATAGCGGAGGCCCTTGTCGTCTAAAGTGAGTGATAACGTCCCCTTTCCATGGGTGCTACGGGCGATGAGCTGATCTTGCTTATGGTTGAACGTCAGCACGACGTCACTCTGTGCCAATAGCTCCGGAGTGACCGCCGAGCGGTCGATGATTTCTATAAAGTTCCCCTCCCAGGAAGGCAGCACTTGGCTCTCCACGCCGAAGCGAATGGCATAGCCCGAGATGACGTGTGCCGTCTCCCCGTTCTCCAAGGCGCGCTCCTCCATTTGAGGCGCTTCGGGCACCGTGCGAATTTCTCTGTTACTGTTGTTCGGCATTGTTATTCTCTGTTGGTTGATTGTTCGCGGTTCTGTCTGTCAGCGGCACTACGTTGGCGCTGATGAGCGGCGTGTCGCCACCCTCGACGGGCGGCAGCCCCTCCTTCCGGCGCAGGTCATTGACCGTAAAGATGCCGGCGCCTAACATGCTGCTGTAATACGTAGCCTTCGTCGCGAGGTCCGTCGTGTACATGGGTTCGCGACTGATGTGGACGCGATGCTTGCCCCATAGGTATTCGGGCACGAGTTTCGTCGTCAGTTCCTCCTCCATTTGGCAAAGCATCGGTTCCAGGGTCTGCACCAGGAACATGAGCTGCGGGAACTCGCCGCTCTTGTAGGTGTTGTTCGTCGATTCATAGACCAGCGACGGGTCTACGCGGAAGAAACGGCAGACGTCGCGTGTGCTTAGTATCTTGCTCTGGAGGATTTCGGCGTCCTTCGGGCTCATGGTCATCTGTTGCCACTTCATAGCGCCCGGCAGCACGTGGATGAGCCTGTCTTGCCCTATCTCGTCCTCGATGCGCGTGCGCACCTCGTCCAGCTGCTTCGTCTGTATCTGACCGTAGCCGGGCAGGCCGTTCTCGCCGCTGATGAAGCCCCCGTAGCGGCCTCCGTTCTTAATCAGGTCGCCGGTCTCCTCGTCCGCTGCGCTTATCAGACCCAAGGCCATGCCGGCTTGTCGTACCGTCGAGAGGCCCGAGCGGCCACCGTCCAGCCCGATATTCTTCAGGTGGACGATTTCCGACGCCTGGAAGCGCCCGTAAACGCCCGTGTAAGGGTCGCTTACGGTGTACGTGTTCGTAAGCGTCTCGTGGGCCACCGTGTGCGGGTGCAATAGCTCCAACGACACAACGTCACCCATGCCGTCACGGCGCGGATATATATACGCGTTCCCCGTGAGCAGCATGGAGACGATGGCCGAGCGTATCAGCTCAAAGTGCGTCAGAGATGCGCACGGTTTGAGGCTTAACGCCCGATGAACGGAAGCGACGGGAAGAATTTCAAAACACTGACTTATCTCATTGAAACGTTGATATTCGATGGGGAGGCGGGCAATAGTTTCCGAGACCAGCTTCACACAGCTATACGCCACGCTAATCTTGAGCGCGCCCTCCTCCGAAGAGGCCCGGCCGATGCTGCTCAAAATGCTCTTGCGTAAGGACCCAACCGCAGCACCGGTTGCCGTCACGGAACCGGTGCTGCGTCTCGTTGAGTTCTGCCTTGAAATGATGTTCAGGAATCTACTTACCCACATATGCAATAAAAACTTTACTAAACCAAATGGAATTTCTGATCAAATCTAAACACACAATCTGTAAAGTACGAAAAAACAAACACGATTTCACAATTAGGCAAAAAGGGCAAAAATAGGGCACACTTTTCGCCCCTACTGCTCCTGATTTGTGCCGATTACGGCTAAATCGCCGAATAATTTAACGCACATTAACACGGCGATTAGTCCGTCTATCTTCTTGGAGCTTCCGTTGCAGACCTTGACGGGCTTGCAGTTGCCGTTGCTGTCCTTGTCCAAGATGGCGTTGCCGAAGCACCACGGAATAATCGGATTCCAGTCGTAGACGATGGCCCGTTTGTCCACCAGTATCTCCATCTCGCCGACGGGCGCCGTGAAGTTGCTGCGCGTCTGACCCACCGAGCGCAGCACACCCTCCGCCCCGGCAGCCTTCAGCCGGTTTATGAGGTCCGTCGAGCGATATGGGTCATAACCAATGGCCACCTGCATGATGCGGTCGTTGTTGCTGATGATGTCGTCGGCGATGACGCCGTAGTCGATGGTCTTGCCCGGCGTCAGTTTGAGCCAGCCCCCTTTGACCCACGTCGCGTAGAGCGCCGCGTTGGGGTGTCGGCCCATCTGCTCCTCCGGGAAATAGCAGTCCAAGTGGCAATAGAAGCGCCCCGTGTCCTCCCGATACCACATATACGCCACGGCGCTTAGGTCGTCGCTTACGGAGAGGTCCACGGCCACCGTACACGGCCACAGCTCCCCGTGAAGCTCCTTCATGCCTAAGGGCTGCATCAGCGGATAGATGTCCGTCGCCGGTATCCACGTCTGCGTGTCGCCCTGCACAAAGACGTTGAGCAGCTTCGTGCGGAACGCCTTGGCGTCCTCGTAGCTGCGTTGGCTCTTTCTGTACCACTGCTCGTAGAAGTCCAGCCCCACCGTGTAGCCGATGTGTGGGTTCACCTTGCGCCACGTCCGTGGGCTTCCCTCGTCGTCGCCCGGGTCGGGACAATAAATGGAGGCAAAAACGCCGTCTTCAGGCTCTACGTCCTCCGTCGGGTCTATCTCCCGACGCAGCAGCTGCATGTAGTAGCCTAATTCGTCCGCAAACGGGCCTTCCGGCTTGTCGCTTGCCGTCGTGATTTCCACCGTCAGGGGGTTCAACCGCGTACCCATGGAGGTCGTCACGACGTTCTTCAAGTCAAAGCTGTCGGCCTGACTGATCTCGTCCGTGATGGAGATGCTTGCTTTCAGGCCGTCCAGTCGCCCCGGCGAATTGGCCAGACACTGTATGACGCTGTCCTGTCCCTTACACTTCACCTCGACCGTAGACGTTGAAATCTTAAAACGCCCCTGTCCGTTGTCCAAGAGTTTGGCCAGCTTGGAGATGACCTTGAAGCCGATGCGCGCCTGTGCGTAACTGTTGGCCGTGAAGTAGGCTTCGGCGTCCTTGTCGCCCATCAGCGCGTCATAGAAGGCCAGCGCAGCGCACACCGTCGTCTTGCCGTACTTACGAGGCACGAACAGCAGCACGTCCCGCGTCACCCTCTTCGGCGTGTCCGGATAGTAGAACCCCATGATGTTCGTAAACTGAAACACTTGGCAGGGGCTCATCTTGCACTTCGTCCGCCCTTCCGACCCCGGTAGCGGCAGGTTCTCGAAGAAGGAGACGAACTCCTTCACCTTCTTCGGCCTAAGCTCGTAACGGTCCAGATAGCGCAGGAAGCGCAGGACGGCCAACTGCTCGTAGAGGTTGTGGTCGTCGCGGTGGGTCATCACCTCGCGCACGTACGCCTCCAGACGCCCGTGCGTCGTCGAGCCCGGTATGTCGATGGCGGCGTCTACCTCCGCAATCTTGGCCCGATACGTCGCCTCCGTGCGCAGGCTGTAGAGCCTGTCGGAGACTTGGTCCTTCAGGGCGTCATATTTTGCCCTCTCAAGCGGTTTTATCATGGGTCCGGTAGTTTATTCGTCTTCTTGCTTTGCGTGGCTCATGAGGTCCTCAAATGGGTCGAGCGCGGCTATTTCCGTCTCCTCTTGCCCTCCGTCGTCCTCTTCTTCGCCGTTTTGTGCCGGCACGCGCGCCGCAGATTGGGCCATAAGCCCCAGACGCGTCAGCATCCCGGCCAGCGAGCGCGCCGCCTCCTGCATCCTCATGTACGCCGGGTGCGTCTCGTAGCGCACCGCACCCTCGCGCGACTGCGTCGAGTACGTGATGCCGTCCAACTTCATGACGTCGGCCAGCGCTGCTTCGTATGCGGCGTACTGGATGGCAGCCATATCAATGTTCACGGCCAGCGCCGGCGAATATTTCCCCGACGCCTGGAGCGTCTGTCGGATGCGCTTACGATAATAGGCCATTTTGCGCTTCATAGCCGGCAGCACGGGGGCGTCCGTCCCCTGCGTCCGCTTGGCCTGCTTCGTCGTTTTCTTCATGCCTTGTCCTCCTATTCCCCCATGGCCCACGGCCTTGGGTTCTTTTTTTTTCGTTGTCTTGAGGGGCCGTGGGTTTAGCGCCCGACCCCATGTCGAATTAAAAATCACTCCCCCTCTTGCCGCTTCGTGAAGCGAGCGAAGAAGGTGTTTATCTCTGCCTTGACGGCGTCCTGCACCCGTGTGCGGACGCCGCGATGTGCTGCGTGATGGCATTCCGTGCACAGTGCCCGCAGGTTCGTCGGGTCGAAGGCCCGGCGCGTCATCTCCGCCTCCGTGCCGCCGCCCTCGATGGGCCTGACGTGATGCACCTCCGTCGCCGGCCGCGTGATGCCTTGCCGGCGGCACTCCTCGCAGAGCGGGTGCGTCCTGATGTAGCTGCGGCGCAGGGCCAGCCAGCGTGTCGAATGGATGAGTTCCAGATAGGTCTTGTTCTTGCTCATGGTCGTCTGTGTTGTGTGAGATGGTCCTCGTAGGCTACGCGCTCCATGTCGCGGAACATGTCCGCCACCTCGTCGCCTGTCGTCTGCGTCGCGCCGTCAGGAAGGGCGGCCACCATCGTACGTTGCAGCAGCGACGCACGCAGCATGGCGTCCACCGTCGCGCGCAGCATGGCGTAGATGCTGCGGTAGCCGCCGCGTTGGGCCATGGATGCCAATTGGCCCAGCTCTTCCTCCGTGACGCGTGTCCGGACCAGAATGATTTTCTTCTTCATGATGCGTTGATATATTTTGCGATGCGCGCCTTCACGGCTGCGAGCAGGGCGTCCTGTGTCGCGCGTTTGCCTTGGAGCGCTTTCATAATATCCTCGTCGATGGTTCCTTTGGCCACCAGGTGAATG